TGGCCTTCTAAAGAAGGTATGGGGTCACTATGCCCCCGCTTTCGACCAATCGCACGACAAGGGAAGATTTCGGTTGTCAACCGCTTTTTCCTTGATTTGCGGTGCAAATGCTTTTGTTGACTTCAGTCGGTTGCATTGAAGGTGCGCAAGCTGAAGGTTTTCCAGACTTGCGGGGTCGCCACCTTTTTGAACGGGGACAATGTGGTCAAGCGTTGCTGACCACGGGTCGGGAAATACCTTGTTGAAATCGACGGGTCTTCCGCATATTCCGCAAATGGTCTGACTATTAAAGATTATTTTCTTCGCTTTGTTATATTGTGTCTTCGCCCAAGTGTGGTCGGCTCTTTGTGTTTTAGCCATTGCTTACACCTCAAACCTTGAAGGCTTGTCGAACATTTCCCGTATGTATTCGCCGACCTTTCCTTTCTGGAATGTTTGGTCGTTCGTTGAAATGTAAGTGTCGTCGGTCGGAACGGATTCCAAGTCGTAAACCTTTGCGTCAGGTCTGACCACGAACGGAAGTCCGTTCAGGTTTCCGATCGCTGAACGCATTTGCGGACTTGAACATTTGTATAATGTTGCCTTGACTTGTTCCTTGTTTAACAGCATAGGCAAATGAACATCATAGTTCATTGTCGGCTCTTTCATTGTCAAAAGTTCCTGTTCCAGCTTGAACAGGGTTCGACAATAGGCGTTCATTCCTACGCTTCCGTGTAATTCCTGAATTCGCCTGTCTAACGTTCCGTCAACAAAGTTCTTGAACTTTCCCCTGACGGGTTTCATTACGAAGAAGTCGTCATTGAACAGAAAGAAATTGTCCGTCAATTCTTCAGCGTTTACCGCTTTCCACATTGACGAACGAATCATTTCCCATTTACAGTTTCCCGTCTGTTCGTGTTGTAACCGCAATACGTTCTTGAAGCCTTTAGGCTGACCGCCGACGAACCAAACCCGATTGTGTGGGAAGTTCTTTTCGACCGAACGCAAGGAATACTTCAGTTCTTCCGTGTCAATCTTTGCTTTCAGAATGTAAATAATATCGAATTTTGGCATTGTCTTTAGTTCTCCAATAAAAAACCCCTTGCGGAACCGGAAGCAAGGGGTTTGAAAGGTTGGAATAAACAGAATTCATTGGTAATGCGTTTCAGTCTGTTTCCTGAATACACTATAATACGAAATCCATTCCGATTTATTCCGCTGTTTTGTAATAATTCAACGAAACATACTTGTTGTCGTCGGTTGCTTCACCTTTCGGAATGTATGGCGCGACCGCGTCCAATGCCTTCAGGCGGATTGCAAACAACTGCGATTTGCCGTAATTGTAGGTTTTACACATTACGTTCCATTTCTTGTGGTTTATGTACCAATCAAACAGAACGTTGCGGTAAAGGTTGTTTGTAACCTTCGCGATCACGGCTTCAGTCCTTCGGTTCTGATAAAGGTATTCTGAAATCTTTTCTTCGATTTCTTCGGAAAGAACCGCGTAATCAAGGTATTTCGTTTCTGACGTGTTTTCGCCTGTTCTGGAACTGACGTGTTCCGCGTCATACTGACCGACACCCCAAGAATTCAGCTTGTCGCGATAGCCTATTTTCTGTTCGATTTGCGCTTCCGTGTCCCACATTCGCGAAAGCCAACAATGAACGGGAAACTGTTTTTCGGTCATTCTTCTTCCCCCTTTTCGCACCCGTCACACTTTCCAAAATGGTCGCAAGTGACACAATTCGGTTTACGCATATCTGCTCCGCAATTAGGACAAAAATTCCAACGTGATAAAGGATCTCCAACATACGACATTTGATAAACTCCGTTGCAAATAGAACACCTGTTTAATCTATGTCCACTTATGTCAACACCACTCGGAATCCACACGCCTTGCGTTCTTTCTTCTTTTGCGTCTTTGTAGCCGTCTTGATAACCTTTCTGATAATCTGTCATTCCGCACCGCCTTTCATAAATCACCCATAGAGCCAAAGTCTTTATAATCAGGTGCATACTTATTTTTGAATACCTTGCACAAACAATCCCCATTCTCTTTTTGAAAAGGACATTCATCACATCTGAACTTCAAATCATCAAATCTTTCGTAATCATTTGAATAGCGACAAAATGTCTTTGTAAATAAATCCAAAAGATGCACTGATTTCTGAATTTCACCCTTGTCTAATTCTTCATAATTAAGTTTAATCATTCCTGCTCTCCTTTCTTATATGGTTCGGGTAATGGTTGCCAAGCAATAACTTCATCAGCAACACGCAAATCCCATCCAATACCCTTGCCGTGATACCAAAGTGTTGTGATGCCTATTCCATGCTCTTTGTATTCAAGTGTTACAAGATATGTTCCAATTTTTTCGGGTAATCTCTCACTAACAGGAACCCACTCGCCTTGCGGTCTTCCGTCAGGCTCTCCAAAACGCTCTTTCCACCCGTCTGTATATCCGTGTTCGTATGCGTCTTTAGCAACTACTTCAATATCGGTTTCAATTGTCGGGGCATTGTCGATAATATCAAGTATTCTTTCTTGTTCGACATAAGGAACAGTATTTTTAACTTCCTTTTTCAAAGCCTCACGGCTGATTAAATCGTTGTTCATTCGACTTCCCCTTTCATTGAGCAACCGCAGTCTTCACAAAACTTGCTGATTCCGTGCTTTTTGCGCCTGAAGAATCCACAATGTGTGCAAATCCAACCCCTTTTCGTTATGCTTCCGCCGAACGGAAGTGCTTCTTCGGTTTCCGTGTATTTCCATTCCGCGATATTTGGAACGACCTTCAATGCCTGACGTAAAACCGTCAAATCAACCGTTGTTCTGTTTTCCATAGATTCCACCTTTTAACCTTTCGTATAGTAGCCGTAACGGTCATAAATCCTGAACGGCTTTAGTTCCGGATAACGTTCGGCCACATTTTCAGGGGTCAAGTCGTCCTGAATGTGGATTTCGTAAGGGTTGCCGTAGTGCGAACGGTTGACCCATTGATAAGGAACGGCGACGATCAAATCACGACAGCGTGGCAAAGCGTACTTCAAGACCCTTTGCGCGTCTTCGACTGTCAGGTGTTCCAGAATGTCGCCAAAGATAATCAAATCGTAGTCACCTTCGAAATACTGAAATCCGACTATGTTCGCGTTGAAAACGTGTCTGTATTTCTTCGCCAAATCGTGCTTGACAATGTTCGGTTCGAAGATTTCGACTGCGTCCATTGTCAGGTGATTTCCTAAAAGGTAATGCCATTTTCCGTCGCACGCGCCAACGTCAAGACAAGTCGAACCCTTTTCAAAGTTCTGGACGACCCATTCGACAACGTCCCTTTTTCCCGTATTCAATGAAGCCATATTCAAACACCTTCTTTCTTTGTTTTCTTGATTGCTTTGTCGACCGCTTTGATTCCGTTCAGAATGTCTTCCGTGTCCGTTTCTTCGTAACAGACCATTATTGTTGCCTTTTCCGCGTATGTCTTAATGACGTGTTCGTCCCAAACTTGCGCGTCGTCTAACCAAAAGCCGTTTTTGCCTTCCTTGTCCGCTGACATACAATCCTTAAAAAGCTTCAAATAGTTGTCCGTGTCCGGTCGTGTCGCTTTCGGCAAACCCCACTTCTTTTTATCCTTCGTGTCAAAGTAAAAATGAATGGTCAGGGAAATGGGTTTGTCCGACGGTGTCGTCGGTCTGTAAGGAAGCAAAGCGACTTTGAATTCCTGTTCGGCGGAAGCAAGTTTCGTTTTCTTGAAATACCGACCCGTTTTGCGGTTATAACCCTTTTGTTGTGCCGTACCTTTCGGCATTGTCTTGAAATGTAAGTAAAATTGGTCTTTCATTCTTCCTTGTACCTTTCCAATAGTTCTTCGTACCGTTCGGGATTCGTCAGGCAAGAAGGCGTTTGAACTTTCTTTTCGGGATTGATCGTCGGTGTATTGTCGATAATCTGAAACACTTTTTCTAACATTTCTTTTGTGAAAGTCTTTCCCGAACGGCGACCGTATATATAAGCGAAACTGTTTAACAACTTTTCCTTCAACGCGTTTGCGTCAATCGGTCTTATTTCGTCCATTTGTCACCGCCTTTCATTTCGTAAAGTCCAAGTCGTGACCGTTCTTTACAAGCCAATCGACCGCAAGACCTTTGATTTCGGGTTCAATGCTTGTGCAATGCAACGCCATTTGACGAATGGATATTTCCAGAATTTCGTCTGACGGAAGCATAAAGCAAGCGGGAAGAATCCCTTTCAAGCTTTGTTCGTTGATAAAACGGCGGAACGGCTGAACAGAATCAGTCCTGATTGATTCGACGATTGCTTCGTCGCGCTTGATCGCATATTCAACGATTTCGTTTTCCATACTTTCGCCCCCTTATATTTCAAACGGCAAAGGCGCGTCGACTTCTTCGGGAAGTTCTGACAATGCGTCGACAGGCGGAAGCGTTGTCGGTGTTGTCGGTTCTGAAGGCTTGCTTGCTGATTCCACGAATTCCGCTTCGTCGACAAGAACTTCAGTCACGAAAACCGTTTTTCCTTCGTTGTCTTCGTATGTCCTTGTCTGGATAGAACCGCAAATTCCGATTCGGCTTCCCTTGTGGAAGTATTTCTGAATGAACACGGCTCTTTCCTTCCAAGCAATGCAATTTATGAAGTCCGCCTGTCTTTCGCCGTTCGAATCCTTGTAACGGCGGTCAACCGCAAGGGTAAAACCGCAAAACTGCGTCTGACTTTGTGTCAGCTTGATTTCAGGGTCTTTTGTAAGTCTTCCAACTAATTCAACTTTATTCATTTGATTTTCTTCCTTTCAAATTTCGTAATGTAAAAAGCCTTTGGGTAATTCGACGTTGTCGTCTTCTTCGTAACCGAATCCAATCCATTGACAGAACAATTCCAAGTTTTCGTCGTCGTTGCGGTTCGTTCTGGATTCGATCGCGTTCGGAATCGGGGTCTTGTATATCAGTTCCGCCCGAACGATATTTTCGCGAATGTCTGAAGGCGACGGGAAATACTTGTTCGTTTCCAAGTGGTATCGGGTCGCCTTGTAGACCGCTTCCGCTGAAAAGTCGCCTAACGTCAGTTCCCAAGCTGACACCAACGCGGACGGGTCTTTTATTTTTGCGTGCGGATAGGTCGCCGAAACAATGTCTAACAGTTTGATTATTTCTTCCCTTGTCATATCGAATAGCCTTCTTCCCGTAATAACTTTTTGAACGGACTTTCTTCAGGAACCGGATTCTTGATCGCAGTCGGCTTTCCCTTCCTGTTCCGTTCCCAAGTCCTGACACAAGCTTTCCAGTCCTTCATTTTGGATTTGCCGACAACCCAACCTTTCGATTCGTAGTAGTCAATGAACTGTTCAGGGTCGATTCCGTTGTTTCTTTCCAGACAATAGGCGGAAACTTCTTCAAAAGTCGGTTTGCGGAATATATTTCTTTCCTTTGGTATTTCTTTACTATTAGTATTTCTTTCTATTAGTATTTCTTTACCGTTCAGGTTTTCCACATTCGGTAAATCCACATTCGGCAAAACCACATTCGGTAAATCCACATTCGGTAAATTAGAATGTGGCTGTTCGTAAATGTCCCAAATCCACGAACTGATTTTTCCTTGTCCGGTTCTAACCTTCTTGATCGTGACGAATCCGAATTCCTGAAGTTCTTTCAAACGTGCGCTGACCGCACCCGTTGAAATCCCCAAACACGTTGAAATACCTTTGACGTTGAAGTCCCAATCGTCAGAACACGACAATAAATAGGAAAGAAGTCGGAACGCCCCGTCGGACAAATCCTGATTTCTTATCAGGTCATTTGAAATGACCGTGAAATTGTCTTCGTGTTCAATTCGGTGAATCATTGTCAGCCGTCCTTTCGTAAGGAAACGGGGTTGTCTTGCTGATTCCTTCTTCACCGTGGTAAATCAAGTATGCTTGTGACACGAAGGGATTGACTTCTTCCGTGTCGTCGTAGGCGTGGCATACAAGGTCGCAAAAGTCGGGAACGTGTTCTTTATCGTCCGCGACCTGAACGTCGCGTGTAAACAACGTCAGGCGCAAATAAAGGGGTTCTTCCGTGTACTTCCTTAATGCGACCGCCAAAGCTTCGGCGTGCTTCCTGATTTCAGATTCCAGAATCTTATCTTTCATTTATCTTTCCTTTCTGATTTAACGTTGCTGTCAAATCCATTTCAGAACCACACCACGGACAAAAGGGGAACTTATAAAACCTTGACGACCTTTTACAGTTCGAACAGGCGTATTTATAGTGCGTTTTGTCCGTTTGGGTTCGAATCCACATTCCGATTTGTGTCATTGGTCGCCCCCTTCGGGGAAATGCCTTTTTGTGACAGCAATCGGGACTTCGTCGCCGTGAATGTTGCAAATGTCGCCAAAGTGTTTCATTCATTCACGCCCCTTTCAGCGTCTTTGCATATTCCAACGCCCTTTTGTAGTCTTCTTCGGTTGACCCTTCATAAAGTCCGCAAGCCTGAACGATTGTCCGCGTGTCAATCTTGTTTGCCTGACAGAATGTGCGAAGCTGAACGCGGTAATTCGGCGGTTCAGGTGTCGGAACGGGTTCAGGCGTTGTTTCTTGAACGGTTGTTGTTTCCTTCTTCGTTTCCTTTTTGGGTTTACTTGTGCTAAACACAACGGCATTTCTGGAAGCGTTCAGGATTGACAGGGAAACAATCTTTTTGTCCTTGATTTTGATTTCCTGAACAATGAATTTGTCATAACAAACTAACTTCCCGTCGTTCCTTTTGGTAATCTTGCAACCGTCCGCACTTATCCAGATAAAAGGCGCGGTGTAAAGTTCACGACCGATTCCCCAATTAAAGCAAGCGCGCTTGAAGGAATCCGAAGCAAGACCCTTTTCCTTTTCGGTGTTGGATTCCGTTCCCGTGTCTTCCTTGCTGACCCATTCGCCTTTCGTTTCGTCCCAAATGGAAACCACGCAGTTTGCGTTGTCCCTTGTGTGCGCCCTTTTCCAATCGAACGCCCCGACTGTTTCGTCAAGAATGTTCATATCGCAACGCGCGTCCTTGTAGAGCAACAACGAAACACCCTTTTCGGTGATTTGTGCGATTCGAACGTCGATTTCGTCGGCTCTTAAATCGCGGAATATAAGTTCAGACATTATTCTTCCCCCTTTTCGTAGTTTTCACGGATAAAGTTCAGCCAATCTTCACGGGTTGTCAGTCCTTCCGTTTTGTGTTCCAAATCTGACCAATCCCACGGGTGTTCTTCAAAATACTGAATCAGGATTCCGCGCAAATAGACATTTCGGGGAATCTTTTCATATTCCGCACGACGGGTCAGTTCGTCCGAAACAAACTTGTCGTTGATCGTGACGGAAAGACCCTTTTCCTTCTTCGGCTTCAGGACTTCAAAGACCGTGACTTGCTTGTCCTTTTCCTTCTTGTAAGGAAGACCGTACTTCTTGCAAAACTTCTTGTCGTAGTAGTCGAAGACAATCTGACAGTCTGTTCCCGAAAAGAATCTGTTCTTTTTCTGTTTGTTGACCGGAACAAGCTTCAAAGCGGTGAAACGCTGACCGATAAGTGGAAACAGGGTTTCTTCCTTTTCTTCAGGGAACTTGTTGTTCAAGGCTTCAAATACCGTTCTTGTCGAATAGGACTGATTTTTGTCAAATTTACACATTACCGTTTCCCCCTTTATCTGATTCGAAGCGACACGCCCGTTTCAAGGTGTGCGATTCCTTCAAGGTTCTTTCCCGCGTCAATGTCCGCTTTTATCTTCTTCTTGTCGATTTTCGGTTCTTGCGGAACAAGGTATTCTTCGGGAATGTTTTCAATGTAAGATTCGTCAAGGACGACCGAAGGCGCGTTGTTCTGGACTGACACCGTGAACGTTCCGCAAGCAATCTTCTTTTCGCCCGCCGTGTTCAATGCCATTTTCATTGCTTCCTTGCAACGGCTGACGGTGTTTTCCATTGTCTTTCGTCTTGCGTTCAGGCGTTCTTCTTCAGCCTTCAGGCCTGAAATGTCGGATTCCAGATTCTTGATAAACTTGCAATAACCTTCTAACTTGTCCGCCAAATCTTCCTTTGCAACGTCGAACGCCCCGATCAAAACTTCGTCTTCAAGTTCGCCGTTTTCCATTAAGTCCCACAAAAGGGACAATTCATTAGTCAATTCATAAATGTTTGCCATATAAAAATCCTTTCGTTTTAGAAACACCAAGCCTTTACGCTTCCGCTGTCAGGTGTTGAAATTCCCGTTTGTGTCAGACTATCAAGGTCGTAATTTCCAACAAATTTCTTTACGATTTCCGCGTAGGGTTCTTGAAGCGTTACATAAAATTTGTATTTGGAATCAACTTTGGTAAGCTTCCAAGAAGGAACGCCGTATACTTCGCCCGCAACAAGAAGTAACTTTGACGATTTGCGCGAAATATAAAGCGAAGCTCTTTCTTTTTCCGCAAAAATCACCTTCTTTGCGTTACCGCTAAAAGAAAAACAAACCCTGTCCCTTCCGCCTGACTTTTGAACGGTAATCAAAATTGAATTAGGGTTTATCGTGCAATGAACATTGCGGTAATTTCGCGGAATTACCCAACCCGAAAAATTATCTTCAGAAACTATTTTGGGTTGTTCAATGAGTGAACTTGCTTTTGAAGCAACAGTTGCCGAAGCGGTAATCAAATCAACAATCTTTTGTGCGTCAATTCCAGAAAAGACGCGATTCTGTTTCTGATTGTTGATTGAACGAATCAAACCCTGTTTTTCAAGTCTTGTTGCCTTGTTCGATATTGAAGTAAGACACGAAGCCATAGAACTATATCTGTCAGGGAACGTTTCATATACCTTCGTAGCAATTTCAGGGGTTTTGTAAACATTGTTTTTGTCAAATAATACACACATTTTATTTTTTCCTTCCTTTCGTTAAAATCCGTCGTTATGCGGGAATGAAACTGTTTCGGGAACTTTCGAAGAAACCGACCACGGGTCAACGATTTCAATTACTTCGGGTTTGTTTCTTGCCTTCGCCAATTCCGCCTTTAACTGTTCGTTTTCCTTTTCGATTTCAATGAAGTGGTTGTTGTCAATGAATAACTCAATGACCATTCCCGCAATAAAAGCGATCACACCGACCGCAACCATATAAATTGTTGTTAAAAAGTTCATAAAGCGTCATTTCTCCAATCTGAATTTGTTTTTCCGTAAACGTCACCGAATAGACCGACTTTGTCCCCGTGTCCCAATTCCAAACGCTTTCAAGGTCTGGAACGTAACAATCAACCCAATGACCCTTTACGTTCCCGCCCGTGTCGTCGCAACGGTAAACTTTGCCTTCAATCATTAGGTATTCGCCGAACGAATGAAGCTTCGGGTCGATCGCGCAAGTTGTCGGAACATACCATTCTTCGTGATATTCACATTCGACACCGCTTGCGGTCGCAGTTGAACCGCCCAATTCGGCGGAAGCATACGCCGTGACGAAATATTCGCCGATATATTCCGTTTCAATGACCGTGATTGTTTGATAGATTGGAACCGAAACATTCTTCAGACATTCTTCAAACGGGTTGAAAAGTTTCTTTCGCGGTTCGAAGTATGCCGGTTCGGAAATGTTTTCGACCTTCCGGATTGGTTTTTCCTTGATTCGGGTTTCGTGTTCGTCCGTGACAAGGTAAGTCAAGCCGTAGAACAGGCAAGCTGAAGCAAAGAACAAAAGAAAGTTAATCGTTGTTGTCAGTTGTGATTCGTTCATTTAGCATTACCATTTCCCGTTCCGTAAATCCGGCCTTCAATGCCTTGAAAACGTATGAACGCGACCGATTGATTGTTTTCCCGATTTCGTCAGCGTTCCTGAAATGCTGATATAACTTCGGGTTAGGGCAACCGCCCGCCTTTGTCGTTTTCATACAAGTTCCCTTTCCGTTCCACTTTTTGCAACTGCGTTTCCAAAAAAATATATCGGAATGTCAGTTGCGGGAATCTCCAAGACCCTGACCGCCGTTTCGATTCTGTCAGCCTTCCAATTTCCCGAAGCCAACATTCTGGAAAGAACGGACGGGTCAACACCGATTGCCTTTGCGAATTCCGCACGGTTTGGGAACTTTTCGTCGATTAAAGCCTTTAACTTTTCCACTTTTTCACCTTCCTTTCATTTGGATTTGTTGCAAGTTTTGCAACTGATTAAACACTAACATTGTGTTGCATTTTTTGCAACCGCATAATTGCAAAATTTGCAATTTGTAATGTTGTTGTCATATAATCTGACCGAAAGGTTGGTAATGCAAAATGAATAATCTGTTTATTATCAAAGAACGACTTCTTGAAGCAATGAAGGTCAGACAAATGACCGCTTCCGAACTTGCAAGCAAAAGCGGTCTTGCGAAATCTTCAGTTTCCCGTTATTTATCAGGCGAAAACATTCCCCGTTCGATCGCGATTGGCAAAATGGCGAACGCCCTTGACGTGTCGCCCGCGTGGATTTTGGGTTATAACCTGACAATGGACGGGGAAGAAATCCAGAACGTAGAAATTGACAAACTGACGGAAGAAAACAAAGCAAGACTGTTCGCCTATTATCAGGCGTTATTGGATTCGCAAGGGGAATAAGTTATGGCAACACCGACTTATAACAAAAAACGCGGTCTTTGGGTTATTCAGGGACAAAAGAACGGAATCCGCAAAACGTTTTATTCTTCCGTGTCCGGTCAGAAAGGAAAACGCGAAGTTCTGGATAAGTACGACGAATGGGTCGAATTCGGCGGTGTGTCTTCGATCACGGTCGAAAAGTGCGTCGAATTATACCTTGACGACATTCGTTCCCGATTAGGCGAAAAGGACACGTTCAGGGAAACGGAAATATACACCCGTTTATATGTCCTTCCTACGCTTGCAAAGGCAAAAATGAATAATTTAACGCTGAAGGATTGGCAACGCGTTATAAACGACGCTAAAGCGGTTAAAACGCGTTCTGAACTGTCATATAAGACCCTGACCCACATTCGAAGCGTTCTGACGGGTCTTCACAAATTCGCCTACGTCAATTATTACTGCGACGAATGGCGCGGAACGCTGTATATTCCGCAAGGTCACAAGAAAGGCGTTCGGGAAATCCTTCAGCCGTCAGAAATCAAGCGGTTGTTCGAACCGTCCGAATATTGGTATCATAACGCCTTTCTGATTATGTTATTATTAGGTTTGCGCCCTTCCGAATGTTTGGGTCTTCAGGAATCCGATTTGGGCGAAGGTGTCGTTTACATTCAACGCGGAATCAACGACAACGGGGAAATCACGACAGGAAAGAACAAGAACGCAAGGCGTGTAGTTCCCCTTCCGCCTTTGGCTGAAGAAATCATTCGCGACACGATCAAGCGAAACCACGAAGCACACTTCGAAACAGAATGGATATTTCCAAACTGCGTCGGACTTCCCGCCTGTCAGGACACCGTCAGGAAGCAATGGAACAAGCTTAAAGCCGAACGCGGTCTTCACGGCTCTTTGTATTCCCTTCGACACACGTTCATTTCGATTGTATCAAGTCAAACCCATTTAGCCGAAGGAACAATCAAAGACCTTGTCGGTCATTCAAAGGACTTCCAGACATTCGACGTTTACAAACACCGTGTTGACGGCGAAATCGAAAACGCGGGTCGAATCATCAACCTGACATTCGAAAGACTGAAAGCCGAAAATTCATAAAAACAGAAAACCCCGATTCTTCTTCAGATTCGGGGTTATTCTTTAGGTGATTTTTTGAAAGTGCGATTTCCGTTTTATGGCACTTTGATTATACCTTTTATGTATGACTTTTTGTATGACATTTGTATTTTTCACGGCGGACAACTACAAGGGACAAAAGACAACAATCCCCGTTTTAATGGGGTTTCAGGTCGTTTTCAGTCCACGTGTGGACTGTATGCGGTGGGTTCAAGTCCCACCAGCCCCACCAAAAAGGACCCCGATTCCGTAAGGGATTCGGGGTTTTTGATTGCTTTTGGTGTATGACTTTTTGTATGACTTTTCCGTTTTCAGACATTACGAGCTGATTTTTGTTTGAAATTCAGGCAAAAGAAAAACCCCTGACCGAAGTCAGGGGTAATTCTTCACGAAGGATTTTAATATGAACAAGCGTTCATTAGTCAACTGTAATCTTTGCGCCTTTCAAAGCTGATTTGACCGCGTCGGCATTATCGGTCGTAACCGTAATCTTGATCGTGATTGTTTCAGGTTCTTTCTTGTCGGATTCCTTCGGGGATTCCTTTACGAATTCCCACCCGTCGTAACGCGGACGGCCGAACCCGTCGATTCTGGAATCGTCGTACCTATACCAACGTTTGTCGACTTCACCGTCACCGCCGACGTTTCCTTCAACGGTTGTGAATCCGGATTCGTCCCAATCGACAATCAATCCGACGTGCGCGTAGTCCCTAAAGGTCACAATGTCACCGCGTTCGATTTCTGAAGTGTCAGAAAACCACGCGTCGTTTTGCTGATAACAGTCCGCCATATAGCCGACACCCGCGCACGCGTTGTGGTCGGGTTGATACTGAAAGAATTGCGCGTCGTACTTGTCCGCGTCGATTTCGCCGTTCGCGTTCCTTGTATTGGCATACATACACCAACAAATAAAAATCGCGCACCAATCGGCAACACCGTTCTTCTTCGTGTTGAAGTAGTCGACAGCGTCAAGTTCAGCGGAATAAATCGTGTATTTGTGATTAGACCCTTCGGCAATGTAACCGACTTCGTTCAAAGCCGTCGAAATTACGTCTTTTGCATAAAGTGAACCCATTTACTTGTCACCGCCTTTCTGTTTGTCGTCATATATCTTCTTTGCAACGACCACGATCGCACCGCAAAGAATGTCTAAAGCTGAAAAAGTGGCGGTCAGTTCCGCCGAAAAAGGAACATTCCAGATTGAAACCAAAGCCGTTGCGAATGTCAGAACAGGCGTTGCAATCAAAGCAATGCTCTTTACAATGTCGTAAGTCTTGTCGTTCATTACGGGGTCACCTTCTTTCTTTAATCTTCATTTGGCTTGCTATATCGTCTAAACGGTGGTGTGCGGATTTGGTCGCCTGTTCAACGACGACCAACCGTTCCCGAATTTCATCAACATTGTCAACATATCGGTCAAGTTTCTTTTCCAACTGTTCAATTCGATATATTGAAAGGCGGTTCGACACAAGGATTCCCGTAATCGAACCGACCAATGTTCCAATTAGTGAAAATATCACGTTCCAATCAATCAATCGAATCACCGCCCTTCAATTATGATTCTGTCAGCGTGTATTCGATTGTCATTGCCTGAACGCCCGTCTTTTCGACTTGTGACGGCAAATTATACTTTGTTGACAGAATCAGTTTTGAGGCCAACAAATAACGGTTTGCGCTTCCGGTCGTGCCGTTGCCCGTTCCGATCGCGTTAGCATAGGTCGAAACGCCGTCGGGACTTGTCAAAGCATAATTTGTATAAGCACGGTTCCCCATACCGCCGAACGGCAACTGCGATTTGCAAGTGTAACCAATGCCGTTATTTATTACGCGTCCGTCGTTGACAATCAGACCGCCAAACTTCATTGACGGCAAGAATTGTGTCTGAACGTCGTTAAATGTAAGTTCTGTTTGGTCTGAAGAATCAGTCATATTGATTCGTTTGAATCCGCGAATGTTCATTGTGCAAAGATTGGAACGGTCGCCGACGCTGATTCCGTTCGACATAGGCAAATAAGCGTAATCGCCGTCGATAATGATGTTCGCTGTTATCCACTTCGAAACGGTGTCTGGATAGCTTGTATTTTGCCACGTTTGAAGCGTAATAGGCGCAAGGTCGCTTGCGTTGCTGACGATCGTTCCTTCGGAAACAATGGTTTCGTTTACGCAGTCAATAATCGTATAATTGACGGTTGTCTGATTCCACGTGAAGGAAGCGTCCGCGCCTGACGGTGCAACCTTTGTCGCATTGCTGAAAATCCACAAGTATTTGTTTGTGTAGTCGAAATAATATGCGGGTTGAACATACATTGTGTAACCCGTTGTTATTTCGAAGGAACGTTCACCAAGAGAAACAACCGACAAAAGTTCGTGTAAACCCGTCTTGAAAAACGGAAGTCGACGGATTTTAACGGTCAACTTCATTGTTGAAAACGAAGAATGTCCAGAATACCAATCGGAATCTTCACCAATGTGAAAATATAGGCCGTGATTGTCGTCATATTGCGCGAACAATGACTGAATACCGCTGAAGGATTCTGTCAAGGCGGGAAGGTCTGAACTTGTCAGGTTCGCAAACGGATAAAAGTTCTTGAAAGCGTCAGCCGTAGAACCTAACCCCGCGTTTCCCGTGTCAACGTGTGTCAATCCAACGGAATTGATTATTCCGTTTCCTTGTGACGGTAACCATTGCCAATCAAACTTGATCGAATTTCCCGTCTTAACGACACCCGTCGGACTTCCGCGTTTATAGTCTTGTGCGACAATCGTTGCGGAAGCGGGCGCGGTATCGCCCGCGTGTGCAATGCAAGGGTTCACGTCGTCACCTTCCGGATAATACTTCGAAGGGTCAGGAACAACGTTTCCGTCGATCGTGACGGTTGAAAAAGCGTTTCTGAAAGCAAGGACACCGCCGAAGAACTTTTCACAAAGCGGAAGCATACTTCCGTAATTGACCGAACCCAAAAGGTTTCGGGAAAGAATGTCGGGAATCGCATTTGTCACAATGTTCGAACCTTCAAATTCGAAGTCGGTCTTGTGTGTCTTCGGATTCCAAATCTTCATTTTGACGTGTCCGTGTAATGTCGGCATATCCACGCCCTTGTACTTTGCACCGCCGAACCCGTCGGAACTTTTAATGTTCATTTGTTGTTTTCTCCCTTCGTTTTTCATTAAAAAGGGCGGATATTCCGCCCCTGAATTCTGGATTTTCAATTCGAATATAACTTCAATTTTGCCGAATTAGTATTGCCACCACTCTTTCAACCCTTTTATGATTGACTTGTTAGGTATGAAATACAAAAATGTCATACCGACAATCTGAAAAATAATCATAAAGCAAGGTATAA